AGATAGTATTTCCTGAGGTCAAGATCGATCCCAACTTCGGCGATGTCCTGATTCAACGATGTAATAGCGAGATGATATATAGGTTGCTCGGCGCGACACTTTCAAGTGGCACATCTGAAAGTGAGACGCGCGCGCTTGGTGAGGTTCACGAGAAACGGTTACAGGAACGCAATGAGTCAGACAGTAAGGCTCTGGCCGCATGTCTGAATAACTCCCTGATCCGATGGATCGTTGAATTGAATTTCCCCGGCGTTATCGCAATGCCGAAGTTCAAACAGCACTATGAGGCCCAAAAGGATGTCATGGTCTCGATCAACAGCCTGAAGGTTGCTGCCGAATTAGGTATCCCGGTTTCCATCGAGGATGCCGCGAATCTTCTCGACCTGCCATTGGCAGAGGAAGGCGCGGAAACAATTAGTCCGATTAACTTCATAGGTGGGTCCACTGGAACAACGCCTGGAGGCACAGAGGAAGACGAGGACCTGGATCCCGACGAGGGCGGCGACACCGACGAAGACGTAGCCATTCGTAAAGTGATGCCTGAAAAACTCGCGATGCTGAAGAACCGCAAGGACAATTTCCGTTATACCAAGGATAAGATAGCAGAGGCATCCTACACGGCCGGCAAGCCATCATACGATGAGTATGCGGATCAGATAGATTTCTGGTTACTCCGAGAGGGCAGCATCGAGAATGCGCTGGCCCACTTCGATGAGTTCGATTTGGATACCAGGCGATTCAGATCAACCATGCACGATACGTTGCTGTGGGGGATATTGAACGGGATATTCATCGTAACCGATCTGCCAAAATATAAACGGAAGGGCAAGAGCAATGCGCCAGAACCAGACCCGCGTGTCGAGAAGTGGGCGCGATGGAAGCCCATGAAAGCCGTGGATGCCATCGAGCATTTCAAAAAGAAACGGGTACTCACTGATAAAGAGTTCAAGGCGCTTGACGGCTGGTCCCGACGTAATGCATTGACCGCGGCACGGCTATCAGAAGATGCGATAGCAAATACACTTAAGCCGGCACTGGAGAAAGCACTCGCGGATGGTTCAACAATCAGGCAGTTCCAGAAGGTCGTCAGGGATGTCGTCATATCAGATGCCCACGCCGAAAACATATTCCGAACCAACGTTTCGACATCGTTCGTAAGTGGCAATATGGAAGCGGCGCGAACCGACCATGGCAAGGCCGCAATACCCGCGATGGAGTTCATGGCGGTTGTCGACGACCGGACCACTCCGGGGTGTATGGAGCGAGATGGTCAAATATACAAGTCAGACGATACCGAAAGCCTCGACATCGTGCCGCCATTACATTATCAATGCCGCAGCGACTTGATCCCGGTGTTTGAGGACGAGTGGGATGGGAAGACATCGGGAGCACCGAAGACACGGGCGATGGATAAATTCGGGAAATGGAAATCAATATTGAGGGATGCAGCATGAGCGACAATGAAAAAATGAATTCAACAACCGGCTTTACGCTCTGGAATGAGATGTGCGAGACCAAGGAATTCAAGATGTTTTGTCTTGGCCACGGACTGCCAACGCAGATAGAGGAGCTTACTGATCCATCTGACGATCCCTCTTCTATGGGTAAGCCGTGGCATCCCGAAGTCGTTGCCTTCCTTCGAGAATGGGCCAATGCAATAGCGGAGAATACAAGATGACCTTGAATAATACCGGGAGAGTGAGCAAATGAAATATGAAGGCGATCCATATCAGGTTGAATACGCGCTAATCCAGGACGTTGAGGTTTTACGCGAAGGGACTTGGAACTGGACGGGATATGACCGCGAGTTCATCGAGGAAATAGCACTCATCTATGACCCGGCAATGCTCAGGGCCAAGGTTGCAAAAGACCATGAGTATTACGGCCCTGCATTCGGCCACGTTCTGGCATTACGCCTCGAGGATGATTTATCTGCTGATGGTTCACTCAGGCTCATGGCCACGGTCGGGTTCCTTGACTCTGGAAAGGCGATGATTGAGAGCGGCGAATATAACGAACGCTCTATCGGATGGGCATCGTTCCATCCCACCCCCGGCATCCCATACCTGTGGGAATTCTCATTGCTCGGGGTCAATACACCCGCCGCTGTCGGCATGGAGCCGATTATCTTCAAGCCCGAGGAAGCCGAACAAATGACGCGGCAATTGGAGGTTGATCGAATGAACGACGGACAAACTCTCGGCGCCATCGCAAACCAGTTGGTATGGGAGAAGACCGAGGATTATATCAGGCACCAGGTACGGCAACCATCCCGGTTCCTTGAAAAGACACTGAGGACAATCGAGCTTGATGTCGATGCCGGGATAATGGCTGTTGTCGGCAAGCTCAAACCCGAATATGTTCCAGATGGCGGCAAGGCTGCATCGATGGTAATGCAGAACGTGATGTTCAGTTTGAAGATGGATTGGACCCTCGCTAAAGCCAAGGCGTGGATCGGAGAAAGAAACCTTGCCGCGATAGATGTCGCCTTATCGGGCGTTGTCCCATTGCAGGATTTGCCAATGGCCGATGCCGAAACCGAGTGGGATATCGAAGCATCTGAGACCAGGCGGCAGGAAATCGCAAGCGTTGATGGAGGTATTGATTGGGTTATGTATCGGCTGCTCCATCTCTGGTATGACCCGGACGAAAAGGAAAAGCACGAGAGCTATAAGATGCCCATCGTCGATATTGTCGATGGCGAATTGAAGGTTGTTCCCAAAGCGGTTATCGCCGCGGCTGAATCGTTGGCAGATATTCCCGAGGCAGACGTAGAAGCAGTGAAACAGAACCTCGAAAAGTATTATGCCAAGATGGAACAGTCGGCACCGTGGCAGGACAAGCCAGAAGACTCCCCCACAGGGGTTGAATCGATAAAAGATTTAGTAAATCTATCACAACAAGGAGGCAATGAAATGCCTGAAACTGAAACTGTTGCTACCGAAACTGGCACAGTTATCGTTCGCGAAGTCGGCTCTACCGAAGACCTGAGCAAGAAGACCATCGAGATGCGCGAGTTGACAGAGCGCCGCGAAATGGAAGCTCAGGAAACGCTTCGCAAGGAATATGCGGAGCTTGCAGAGAAGGCTGAAGCGGCACGTAACGAATCTATCCGGTCTGAGGTTAGAACGATGCAGGCCGAGGGCTATATCACCGGAGCGCAGGTTGATATGGGTCTTGCCGAAGCATTGGCGCTGCTTCCCGACGAACCACTGATCCTTGTCGGGACTGACAGGCGGAGCGCGTTGAGTATCGTAAAGAACGCATTGAAGTATGGCGGGAAACTCAAGCTGAAGCTGGAGATCGCCAGGGACATCCTGAATGAGGATTTGAGTGATCCATTTGCGAAGGCGCGCTCCCACGGCATCGACACGAGCGTTGATGAACGAAGGATCCAACTCCAGAAGGACAATCCGAAAATGTCTCATGCCGCTGCCCTTGACAGAGCCACCCGGGAGGTGAAGAAGTAATGACACGATGTATTGAACAAACAGTCGATATCGACAAAAAGAAAGTCGATGAATTGACCATCGAGAAGAAGTTCGCATTCGTTGCGATCCTTGAGGGTCAGGTAGTTTCTATTGGTGCTACCGATGGCGTTGTCATCCCGTGTACCAATCTGACTATCCCTTATGGTGTCGCTACCAACGGCGTTACGGCTGCTCAGATTGCCGCATATCAGGCCGAAGAAAAAGGCACCGACTCAATCGAAGTCACTGTTGCGATGGAGGGCTTTGTACCGGTTCTCGGTGGATCGGCGCTTACTGCTGGGATGTGGGTATCGGTCGATGCTGCCGGACGTGTTCAGCAGGCAATCCCCGCGACAGAAGAGATTATCGGTTTCATGGCGTCAGCATGTGAGGGTATTAACCACACTTGCACGATCTTCATCCAGAAAGTTCCCGCTGCGAACTATTCACGCTAAGGGTACTGTGGATTAATTTTTTTAACGGAGGACTAAAAATGTCTGGACACCCAATGCCCGCAGAAGCTGCTATTAACGCCGAGTTGAGCAACTATGCGGTAGCACTTTTCTACGACAATATCAATCTCGTGGCTAACCAGATTGCACCTGTGATCCCCGTCGATCAGAACCCGGGAGATTACCATGTCATTCTTCCCATTGAAGGGAAGACAATCAGCCACGACACACGTATTCCTCATGGCGGCGTTCCGACCGAGTTGAATTTCAAGCTCGACAAAGCGACGTATTCGACCGAGCAGTATGGTAAGCGTCACTATGTTGGTGACCGCGAGGCCAAGATGTCGGCTAAGTCGGTTCTGGAATACCGCAAGGGCGTCGACCTCATCGTTGAGAACCTTGCCCTTGACCGTGAGGCACAGTTGGCTAATATCCTGCTCACTGAAGCCAACTACTACGTTGATGCGACCGACCCTCACTGGTTTGCTGCGGATGCCACATGGGACAGCGACGATGCCGACCCAAAGGTTGACATTGATTCTGCGGCTCGTGCGGTCGAACTCCATTGTGGCCGTCAGGCCAATACGCTGCTTTTACCGCCTGTCACTTATGATGCATTGATGAACTGTCAGAGGTTTGTCGATATCATCAAGTACATGTTCGGTATCCAGTGGTTGCAGACCGGTATGCTGCCCTCGCCCATTTTCGGATTGAACATTATCAAGGCCGGTGCGATCTACGACGAGAACGCCCGTCTTGAAACTCCCGCACTCAGATTCATGTGGGAAAATGCTGTTGCAGCGACCGGAGACGACTGGGCGTGGATCGGCTATGTTGATCCGAACCCTGGGCTAATGACGAGTGCCATGGTCGTACAGTTTGCTTTCAACAACGATATCATCTCAGACCGCGACATCATCACGATCAGCGAGAAGTATGATACGTTCCCTGAAGGCACATGGTACGAGGGACGCACCGACTATGAGGTCAAACTGTCGAACCCACGCGCAGGCGCGGTGATCACAGGCTGTACCGGGATAACCAGTTAGGAGGAGAACGATGGCTTACATTGCTAAAATTGCCCTGAAACACCGAGGGCGATTCATTCCGATAGGCGCAAAAGTGCCCGATGCTTATAACCGGTTGGAAGAAGGAATCAGGCGCGGTTGGATCAAGGTCGTCGGCGATCCAGCCGCTGCGCCTTCTCCTGTTAAGGTTGTAACAGCACCGGTTATAGCAGAAACAGAGATAACCGCACCCGAGATTACCACGGCACATGAAGGCCTGCCGATCGACGATCTTGATTATCTTAACCCGATGGCTAAGAGGTCATTATCTGACGTCGGTATTGTCAGCGTGGGGCAGTTAGAGGGCATGGATGCCGAATCCCTTGACGCACTACAGGGTATAGGTGCAAAACTCGCTGAGAAGCTTCTCACAGAGTTTGAGGCGTATTCTGCGACGCGGGACGATGCCGAGTATTCCAACATGCCGGAGGAAGAGCATGGCTCGTTCGAAACGGGTGAGGATGAGGGTGCTGAAGACGATCCGTCTTAAATGCGGACGGGTCGAGCATCCAAAGGGCATAATCATCGAGGTCGATCCGAAAAAGCCGTATGTCCAAAAATGGCTAAAGGAGCGCAAGATTGAAGCCTGTGTATAGCAACATAGCCCTGCTGCTCGAAACGGAGAGTGAGCAGCATCTTGTCAACTTGGTATCCGATGTCAGCAACGGATTGCTTTTGCATGAAGACGTCGAGGAGCAGTTGATGCGTAATATCGCATTGGCAAGCCGCGAGTTTGACGGCTATGTTCAGGGGCACATGGACCTTCCTGTCGAGCCCGTTATCGTCGAGCTTACCGGGACAATGAC